GGTTCTTTATCTTCAGTTTCTTCTTTCTCTTCAGTTTCTTCTTTCTCTTCAATTTTCAATTCTTTGATTTCTTTTTTCATTTCAACAACAACATCATAAAGATCTGCAATTGTTAAACTTGCTCTTTCTTCTGCTATTTTTGCTTCATTTTCTGCTATAACTTCTTTATAAGCTTTAACATACTCTTCAGACAGATTTTCAAAAGATTCTTTAACAGTATTACCATCAATATCTCTCATTGCATCTGTTTTTCCAAATAATTCATCTCTGTTCATCTTCTTTTCCTCTTTATTATTTTCAATAATTTTGTTATCTTCATTATTATTTATATCTTCAAATATTTCATCTTTATCTAAATTTGTGTATAAAAGATGTTTGTCCTTATCATATGTTGCAACGTGTGTTTTCATCATAAAACAATTGATATATTTACTATCTTCTTTACATTTAATTTTTTTATGTGTTTTCTGAAATTTGAAAAAATCCATAGGTGTCATTATATGAACTGATGCAAATTTTCCCGCATATTTTTCTTCAAGATCAACAGACTCTTCAACTTCTTTTTTCTCTTTCTCACCTTCCCAATTTTTATCTATATAATCATAAAATTCTTTTTTTTCTTCATCACTAAAATCATTTATATCTTCTTTCTTATCAAATTTCTTAGCAAACTTTTTTAAACTTATACTAAAAAATTCTTTATAATCTTTCTTTTCTTCAACAACAGGAAAAAAATGATTTTTCAATGTTGCTTTCATTTCATCAATTTTCTCTTCTAAATTTAAATCACACCAGTTTTCAAACATTTCAAATGTCTTTTCTGGATTGTCAACTATATCCATAAAAGAATTAATTTTTTCTTTCTCTAGATTTTCAAGAATAGTTTTAATCTCCATTTTAATCTCCATTTATTAATAATTCATATATTATTTATTTAATTCATTAATTAACTTATTAAATGCTTTAATTCTTTCTTCAGATAGATTTGATGTATTTCTAACATCTTTTTGAATATCTTCTATTAATTTCAATTTAAAAATCTCTTCCATTCTTTTGTCATTTTCCATAATCATTTCAAGAAAAACTTCTGGAAAAACTTGTGCTGATGGATTGTAAACAATATCACCAATAGACTCAATAGAAAAATTAGTAACTAAATTGTAACTTTCATTGTTATTTTTAACATTAACTAGTTTTCCTCGACCTTTACTGGAAACACCAGGCTTAAACCCTTCATCAATTAATACTTTTATCGCTTTTCCATTTGGTGTGTCAAGAATCTTAGCCTCAGCAAATATATTATTTCCATTCATTTTAGCTAATATAAACTTATGTGATATTCTATGAAGTTCAATAGTTCCATTTTCACCATGATCTAATTCACCATACATTCGATTTGATTCAATAATTGGTTGAATTCTTTCAATCTCTTTTTCGAATTCATTTTTTTGATATTTTCTACCATTTAGATTTTTTTTCTCAGATACCATCCAATCACCTTTGATGATATAATCTTTTTTGTCACCATTTGACTCTGTGATAATCTCATAGTCATCATTTGAAATGTTTTCTATTAATTTTTTGTCAGTCATTTTTTCTTCCTCATATATTATTTAATTTTTTGAAAACTTTCATCCCAACTAACAAGATTTTTACCACTTATTGCTTTATCCAGATAAACTTTTGGAATTCCATCTTTTTTTAATAAAAGACCTGAAATCAATTTGACCTTTCCCCAAGGATCAATCGATTTTTTAATAACTCTATCTCCATATTTAAGACCATTTTTTCTCAACATTCTTCCAGATCTCATTAACCATTTTTTTGTCAACCATAATAATCCTCCAATTAGAATGTATTTCTTCATCACATTTCCTCATTTGATGGATTTTGTTTTTCCCACTCTTTAGCATCTTTTTTATATTGTTTTATTTCTTCATCATTTTGACCAAGAACTTCCTTTCTAAGATAAGGCTCACCATACCATTTTAATATTTGATCACCATATTGTTGAAGCATTTCCATTCTAGCTTCTAATTTAGCTCTTTTCTTTGCTTCATAATATATTGAATCATTCTTAAATTTGTATCTAATATCATTTTTAACTTCGTTGTATTCAGTTTTTTGAAAAGATCCCTTTAAGTTTCCATGAATTCCTATTAATTCTGTAAATAGTAAAGAAAATCTCTTTCTTAGATAATTCTTAAATTCTTGAAAATCATTTTCATCTCTTGATATTTCTTCTGTTCTCGCTCCAAAAGCAAATGAAGCTTCTGGTTGTAATCTACTAACTGGAACATGTAATGCATTATAGACTTCTTCACGAAAATATTTAACATCATCTAAATTATCAAGTCCAGATGCACCACTTCCACCAATTGAATCAATAGAATGACCTCCATTTTGAGAGTTTGTTTTTGCAAACCAGAAATTTTCTTGCATTGCCATTGTCATATTTGAACTATTCAATTCACCAGTTAGAGTATCAATGTTAAATTTAGATCTATATTTAGACATCATATTTTTTATATATTGTTGTCCTTTCTTTTTATTTTTACCAGCAACATCAATTTGAAAAATATATCTTTCAGGTGCTCTAACAAATCTATAAACAACTAAAGAATTTTCTAACATATTAAGTAAATTCACTGGTCTTATTGCTTTGTTAAGATATCCAATATTCATATTTGTTGTTGGATCAACCAACCCAGATGGTATAAAAATAACATTCTTAAAATTTATTTGTCTCTTACCTTTTGGAAAATCATATTCATAAATTAATTTTGTTCCTTCTTTTACTAATGTTAATTTACATCTATCAAGTACTCTAATTTCAGTTATTCCTTTTTTATCCTGTCCTTCAAAATAAACAAATAATCCACCATCAATATACCACTGTTTAACATGATCTACACCATACATATCAAATAACAACATTCTTTTCACTTCTGAAAATAATTCTGGAATAGCATTTTTTATTCTTTTTTCAGCAGTAGAATTTAATGTGTTAAGCTTATCTACATTAATATCAACAACACTCTCACCATCTTCAGATATAACCATACCATTTGAAATAATAGTGACAGCCTTTGAAACTTTTGGAAATTGAGCATATCTTCTATATTTTCTAACTAGTTCTTTAATTCCTTGATCTTTTTTCACTTGATCATCAGATTCAAAGAATTTACCAAAGAAATTTCCAGCAGAAATATAATCCTTATCAACAACTACCTGATTAAAATTACTTGCATCAAGTTCTTTTGTAAATCTACTTTCTTTTAAATCTCTCATTTTATTTTCCTATTTTATTTTTTATATCTATTTTATTTATATTTTCTAATAAATATTATTCCAGTTGTTGTTTTTATATTTGTTATATTGTTCAGCAACGTATTTATAAGTTTCTGACGCACTCGAATTATTCCATTTTGGCAATATAACTCTAGATGCGTTTTCATATTCAGAAGGATTTATTAATGTCCATTTTGATCTAATATGTGATATTAAATATGTACGAATAGCTGCACGTAAATATTTTCCAGGACCACCAATGGAGCCTGTGTATATTGCATTCATGTATCGACCTATAACAGGTTCAAATACATTTGGAGGAACAGAATCTAAATCATTTGGATCATATCCTTTCTTTGATGCTGTTTTTTCCATCAATGTTGTTAATTGTTCAAAAAATGCTAATCTTAGATCAGGTCTAAGATAGTGAGTATTTATACCTTTTATTTTTGGACCACTCGCTCCAGCTTCACCACTAAAAGGAAAGAACATTGGAATGCTATCCCAAGTTTCAAGTGTTTTTTTATTTAGTGCATCATACGTCATAACATATAAATTCCAATTTCTTATTTTTTTAGCAGATTGCCCAAAATCTGTTATATCTGTTGGTCTACTATCTTTCTTCTTGTTTGAAATAGTTCTTTTGAACAAATTAGCAAACCAGCTGCCTGCACGCTTTAATTTATTTTCTTGTATTTTTGTAATTAACATTTTTAATCCATATATTTAAATGTTTTTTGATAATTTCTTCTATATTATAAAAATTGTAATAAGAAATTCTAAGCAATTTAATATTATTTGAACTTGCGAAATTAGTTTTTATTTCATCTCTCAACATAATATTAATAAAATTAATGTTCATAGTTTCCTGAGTTCTATTACTACTAAAACTAAAAGGTTTAAAGTGTTGTTCGCCATCATATTCTATCAGAATGTTTAATGATGGTATATAAAAATCGAAAGGCAGATGCAATATGTTTTTACACTCATCAAACCGTTTTTGTGTTTCAAACTCTATATAATTTGATTCTAATATTTTAGCAATTATTTCTTCCCCTTTAGACCTTTTACATTTGGGACATCTTTTTCCACTACTGAAGTTTGTCCAATTCATTTTAAATACATGTCCACTTGAACATTTTATTTCAAGATTACTATGTGAATTTATATATTCTTTGCTTAATAATATATAACCTTCTTGTTCAACATACTTTCTAATTTCTTCAATAGTTTTCTTTTTATTACCATAACACACCGGACATCTATTTCCAAACATAAAATTATTCCAACACATTTTAAATATATGACCATCTGGACAAATCATATCTAATTTTGTCGAATTATTAATATAAGTATCACTCAAAAGTTTATATTCTTTTGATTCTACAAATTCTCTAATTTCTTCAATAGTTTTCTTTTTATTACCATAACACACCGGACATCTTTGACCTTGTTGAAATCTATCAAAATTCATTTTAAATACATGACCATATGGACAAATCATATTTAGATTAGTTTTATTATTAATATAATCTTTACACAAAAGCTTATAATCTTTAAAACTTTCAATATATTTCTTAACTTCTGATATTGATAATCTCTTTGATTCATTGCAGCAAATTGGGCATCTTTGACCTTGTTGAAAGCAATCCCATCTCATCTTGAATTTGTGACACTTAATACACTGAATTTCTAGAATAGTTTTACTATTAATATAAGCATCACTTAAAAGTTTATACCCATCTACAGATTCTACAAATTGTCTAATATATTTTATTAGTATTTTTCCAGCTATATCTTTATGCATTCTATTAACATGAATACTAAGACCAGATAAACTTTTAAATGTTCTTTCACATTCACAACAAAAAAAATTATTTTCTTCGCTCAATGTTAAGTTTTTTACTACCATCATATCCATACATTTTGTTAATAACTATTTCTATTTATAAATTTAATCCTAGTTCTTCAGTAGTCCACAATTTAAATTTAGTTTCATATCTAAAATTAGCATCAGGATGATCAGTTAAAATCAAAAATATTAAATCATTCTTTTCAGCAAATCTCTTTGTTGCTTCCCATTTAGCCATATTAACCATATATGTTCTAATTTGTTTTTGATATGTTGATTCTCTTTTTTTTGATTTTCTTCCTGTCTTTGTTAATGATTTTGTTGGTGGTTGTGTTTGTGCAAATGGTTTTACTTCACATAACACTCTTTTTATTTCTCCATTTTTATCGGTAATTTCAAAATAAAAATCCATAAAATATCTATGTTTATTGCCATCAATTGGTGAAATATAATTTATTATAACCTCTTCCATAACTAGTTTTGTAACACATTTATTATTTAATAGATATTTGCAGAAATCTCTTTCCCATCCAGATCTATATATTATTTGATTAGAATTACCACAATACTTCTTTTTGTGTTCTTCAGTAATTAAAAAGATTTTTCCTTGTTGATAGTTTGGTTTTTTTCTCACCATTTTAATAATCCCATATAATTAATATATGAAACTATTTATTTTTTATGATTTTTTTCTTAGATAGAATTCATTTGTTTTAGAGATATAATCGAATATATGAGAAATTTCTTGATATATTTCATTATATTCGTCTTTTTCAACAATAATTTTATTATTTATCATATCCACTTGAAATTTACAATTATCTAAATTATTAGTTATATATAAAATTATGATATTACGTTCAATATCATTTTGAATATTAACATCTATATATATTTTATCTATAGTTAGTATTAATTCAATCATTTCTTGCTATCTTCTATATATTTCATAATAACATCATAATCAAATCCAATCTTTTCACAATCTTTTCTTAATCGTTCTTCAAATTCAATATTAAATTTCCTTTCAATAATTTCATTTGCATTAATTTCGTAATATTCTTTAAGTTTTTTAAAATATTTTTTAATTAACTTAATCATAATATTATTTGCCTTCCAACAATTTTATTGTATTTATTTTCTAAAAAATCAGCATATGATTTATTAGTAATAGCTATCATTTTTACAGTTTTTAAATCTTTATATTCAGATTCATCATAATCATATATTGGTCTATCATCAGAATTTGACAAACCATATGGAAATATTGGTAATATATATTCATCTATTTCAACTTGTTGTGTCTGTGGATTCATTTGTGCTTCTGATTTCAATATAAAACAATCTTTCATTTTGTTATCTATGTAATCGCCTATTATATAAGTTGTTCCAACACGTGCTATTGCTACAGTCATTTTATTCTCCTTCATTAATTTTCATTTCATCACTACTTCTTAACTTACTTAACAAATCCCAATTGCCTTTTTTTGTGCAAATGTAAAATGTAAATTCATCTCTAAATGTTTTTCTTAATGCCATTTTCAAAATCTGTTTTGCAACTTCAAAAAAATTATAACATTTCAAAGACCGTGTGAATTGTAATTTCAATTTATTTTGTGAATCTTTATTTTCATGAATTGTTAGTTTTCTTTTTCTAATATCCAATTCAGCACCATTTCCATCATCATCAAGATAACTAATATATTCAAATTTTTTTTTGATATATTTTATGTACGATTTTTTTATATTCATACCTGATACCTAGAACAAATTTCTTCAATTTTCATATCAATTTTAAAACTATCTAATTCAATTTCACATTCTTTTATTTCATCTTCAAGATCAACCAAAAGTTTAGATTTTGTATTATATTCTTTATGCTCTACAAGCGCATATTTCAGTGCCGAATCACGTTTTGTTGCATTAGAATATAGAGCCTTACCCTTATCATCTTTCTTCTCTGTAATATTATCTAAGAGTGTTTGTTTGATTTCTGAAATTTGTATTGATAATTCTTTTTTCTTGTTATGTAATTCCTTTAATTTATAACGTCTTTTAATTATGTTGTCTTTTATATACAACAGTTGTTTTCTTAATAAACTCATGATTACCTCCTATTTTGTTTATTTATTAAATAGCATTTCTTATTTCTATAATATACATTGTTTTTGTTTTTCTGCATGTTAACCAATAATTATTATATCCACGCTTAATTTTTATCGGATGTTTTCCTGTTATTTTAATATTTCTTTCATACAGAAAAAACGTATCATTGTATATTTTTTCTGTTTCATTTTCTTTTATATATTTTCCAGCTATTTCTAATGCAACCCAAAACTGAATACTATTCACTCGGCTTATTTTTATATCATTTAGAAACATTTTTAATTCTCCAATTGTTTATAATTTGTAAATCTGCCATTCATTTCAACTTTAATTTCATTATCACATAACGCTTTTGTATTATTATCATGTGATATCAAGTATATATATGAAATATCATTTTTCAATTCTTTTAATATCACTAACAAATCATTGATCCCATTTTCATCTAAAGAACTATTTAATATTTCATCAAAAAAAATAGCTGGAAAAGTCTGATTTGTTTTAATTTTCATGAATTGTATGAAAACAAACATAATAACTAAATTCAATCGTTGTCTTTGCCCAGATGATGGTGACCAAAAAGAAACATTTTTTCCTCTTCTAACAATATCAACATCTAGCCCATTTCTATTAAATTTGATCATAAACTTAGAATTAATAGCTTCACAATATTTCTTAGCAATTTGATTCAAAAATGGAACTGATTTTCCAATTATATATTTTTTGATACCATTATCTCCAACACACAATAGAAGATTTAATAAATTATTCTTTTTGTCGTTCTTTTCTTCAATAAAAATATTCAATCTTTCAATTCTTTCTTCTATTTCTTTTACTTGTGTATCATCATTTAATGTTTTAATTTTTATATTATTTTCTTCAATTCTTTTTTCGTTTGATTTAGTTTCTTGATTCTTTAAAGAGATATCAGAAATAATTTTGTTGTATTTAGAATTGTTTTCGTTTGATTTAGAAATAATTTTATTATTTTCTTCAATTCTTTTTTCAATTTTTGTCTTTGCTTTGTGTAATTTTTCAATATACTCTTCATCAATTTCAACAATTTTTGATTTATCAGTTTTTATATCAATTTCTAATTTGAATATTGATTCATTTAATTGTTTAATCACGCTATTTTTTTCATATACATTTCTTTCATATTCTTTTAATTCTTTTTCATATTTTGAATATTGTTGTTTATGATCATTGAGTCTTTCTAGTTCTTTTTTAATTATTTCACTTGATTTAGAATTTCTATCTAT